CCATAAGAAACACTAGAGTTGGATAACTTAGCATTTCCTATCGAACCTGCTAACTTACTTGCTGCGATAGAACCTGCCAACTGTGCATTGGTTATGGTACCACTAAGACTGCTTGTAGGATAGTTTGTAGCGTCACTCAAATTGAATGCTGGCGTAGCATCAGTTGCACCAAGTGTAAGAGTAACACCACCCACACTCATGGTTGAGTTTGCTAAGTATGCATTTGCAATAGCAGTTCCCTGCCATACACCCGTGCTAATGGTACCAAGAGAAGTAAGAGAACTATTGACAACACTCGATCCTAGTGTGGTTGATGAGAGTATTGTTGCTGTATTGGATTTCAATACCTTGCCACTTGCTAAGTCAATATTTTCTGATGATGTCCATGAGTCGGTGGCATCTACCCAATTCCAAGTCTTATCTCCATCTCCACTGTCAACCGTAATACCTGCACCATCTGCTGCAGCATCATTCGCTGCACCCTTGGCAATCTCGATATTCTTGTCCTCCACTGTCATGGTGGACGTATTGATGGTAGTAGTCGACCCATCCACCTGCAAGTTACCAGTGACAGTCAGATTATTTGCTATGGTAACATTATTAGGCAAACCAATAGTAACTGTTCCCGAACTCTCGGCCACATCAACCTCATTACCTGTACCTGCGAATGTGATAGTTCCACCTAATGCTGTCGCAGTTGAGTTTGATCCATCTGACACAGTGATGGTGCTGTTTGCCAATTTACTGTTTGCAATTGATCCAGCTAGTTGTGCATTGGTTATTGTTCCGCTTAGACTGCTGGTGGGATAATTTGTAGCGTCACTTAGATCAAAAGCAGGTGTTGCATCAGTGCCACCTAACGCAAGAGATATACCACCAAAAGATACAGTGCTATTAGATAATAATGAATTACCTATCGATCCAGCAAGTTTTGATGCAACAATGGAACCTGCGAGTTGTGCATTTGTGATGGTGCCTGTCAGACTGCTTGTAGGGTAGCCTGTAGCATCGGAGAGATCAAAAGCTGGTGTTGCATCTGAAGCACCTAATGCTAGTGATATACCACCAAACGACACCGTACTATTCGCTAACTTAGCATTTGCTATTGAACCTGCTAACTGTGCATTTGTGATGGTGCCTGTTAGACTACTAGTGGGATAACCTGTAGCATCGGAGAGATCAAAAGCTGGTGTTGCGTCTGAAGCACCTAATGCTAGTGATATACCACCAAATGACACAGTGCTATTTGCCAACTTAGAATTTGCGATAGAACCTGCTAATTGTGCATTTGTGATGGTGCCACTAAGACTACTTGTAGGATAATTTGTGGCATCACTTAAATCTAATGCTGGAGTGGCATCTGCTGCCCCAAGTGCTACTGTTACACCACCAAATGATACTGTGCTATTTGCTAAACTACTATTTTCTAACGCAGTGTTGAATGTTGTTGATCCATCTATTACAATATTTCCATGAATTCTAACGTCAGACTTAAAAGTAGAGACACCAACAAATGTTGATATTCCAGAGATGGTCTGAGTTAGTCCACCTATCTTGGATAAAACTCTTCCTCTTGACATAACGGGTATTTAGAAATCCTAATCTTTTATATTTATACTTCAGTTAGACTGATTTTATATTTCTTACCTGTGACATTATTCAGTATGAATATATTCTCATCTCCCTCTTGAAGTGTCCAACTCCCAGATGTACCATCAACATCATTGACTCTCTGACCTAGATTTGAAAAATGCATGTCGTTAGCGTATATATCAGATCCATATATTGAATTAAATTTATATGTGCTTGAGCCTAAATTTCTAATTCCATTTACATCTGGTGTGATATTTCCTTTCAATGATACATTTGTGACAGTGACGCTTGGGTCACCTGTCAAACCAGTTGAAGGACCGTTGAACGCTGCAGCAGTAAGGGTATTTGTTGATGGGTTATACTTAAGATCAGAATCAGTTCTAAGTGTCTCCCCACTTCCACCAGCAGTGTCAACAAAAGTAACGAAGTGATCAGCAGCTGTGGTCTCTGTAGCTGTTATGTCTATGGTTGATGTGGTTACGTTAGTCAGAGCAGAACCATCTAACACTGGTAAAGCACCAGATAAATTGCTTGATGCAACAGTGCCTGTGAATGATGTTGCTGACAATTCACCTGTTGATGCATTAAATGTCAAGGCAGTATTTGACTTTATCTCTTGATTACCTGTGGAATTGCCTGCAAATAAAATGTGTGTAGATGTATCTGAGTTATCTGATGCAACATTCACTTGTGTAGCAGGACCTATAAGTGACCCTACAAATGATGTATAAGTTGCTGTGGTACCACTGACATTTGTCATGGTATTATTACCTGTAGAGGTAACATTACCTGTAATATTTCCAGTGAACGTACCTGCTATTGCACCAGTCCCAGTGATGGTAGGTGATGTTAGTGTTTTGTTGGTAAGTGTCTGTGTGCCAGTGTCAGAAACGAGTGTTGCGTCAGCATTACCAATAATTGAACCACCAGGCAATGTCAATGTATTTGATGCAGCAACACTATGATCAGCAGCAGTAATTATCTGACCATGAGAATTCACGTGACAATTAAGTTGTATTTTTCCTTCTTCTGATGAATCATCTCCACGAATCTCAATGATTGAAGTGGCAGATTCAATTATTACGTTTCCAGAGGATGAAATTACTGTACCTGTCAGGTTACCAGTGACATTTCCTGTTACATCTCCTGTCAAAGGACCTGTGACATTTCCAGTCAAATTACCAGTGACATTACCAGTGACATTACCAGTGACATTACCAGTAACATTACCTGTGACATTTCCTGTTAAGTTTCCATCAAATATTGGTGCTGATGCAATACCACTGACATTCAAATGCTCAACATAAAAAGGTGAATCGGGGGATAGTGATGCTATACCAACGCTAGGTTCACTAACTGTTAGACCTACCCCAAGTCTAATAATGTTTATATCATTGAGTAATTCAAAACCTTGTGCATCTTGAAACTTTATTTTTGAATCTGCAATGGAAAATATTGATGTAATACCTGATGCGGATTGACCAACAGGCAACTCCATTACCGATAAACCTGCTCCCACTCTTACCGTAGTTACTCCAGTGCTTACAGTAAACTCATTTGCATCTGAAAAATCTAATGTATTCTTGTTTATGGTAACTGTAGAAACACCAATTTCTATCGTACCCCCAACACCAATACTCTTTTTTGTTTCTGTTACTACTACACCATTACCTTCAAAGTTCACTGTAGTAGTGGATCCACCAAAACCGACGGGAGTAATACCTTGATCTTGTACTGTAATACCAAACGCTGAACCACCACCACTACCACCTACGGGTGGTGCTGCCCAGAATCTTTCTCCATTTGTATTACCATATAATATAAACTCATTATCGGTTGGTAGACCTAAACTAGGTTCTGCCTCTTCCAGACCAAGAAAGGACGGGAATCCATTTGTTTGATTTCTAAATGTTGATAAACCAGCATAACTGGTTACACCAACCTTGCCTGAAAGTAGTCTTCCCATTACTTAGCGTTCTCCAGTACACTAACTATGCATTTTTGTGTGTTCAAGAAATCACCCTTGATCTTGAGCACGTCACCTGTTTCTAATACTAATCTTCCATCAATGAATGACATGGCATCTTGATGAGGAATACGTCCTAATTCTATGATAGGAGTATCGACTGAATCTCTACTGTGATATACACTGAATGAGGTTACAGATGAACTTGTCCCTACGTTTGCCACATTGCCATAGATGATTAGCGATGAAACACCTGCAGGGCATGTGTATATACCAACCTTACTTGTTGTAAGGGTATGTGTAACAGTCTTGAATTTATTTAATGGTATCGCAGCCATCTATAGGTTACCTCCGAGAGCGATAATGAGTGGAGTGAGTTGAGCTTGTATGCTCTTTTTAAATGAATCACCTGATATATCACCAGTTTGCTGATTGATGGTGAAGTTATCACCAACCTTCAGATTGCCTCTCTCATCCGTGGATGTGTAAACAACCTTACCACCTTGCTCAGAAATTGCTTGGTTTGCAGGTATCGCAACACCACCCTGAGCTGGTAATGATGTGTTGATATTAGTTCCTGAACCCACATGCTCAAATGTGTATGAAGATGCAAGTATAAGTGATTGTCTAGCGAATGGCACTGTTGAACCAACACCCACAGATGATGGTAGTGTTTGATCAATCGTGATTGTAGAAACACCAGCTGTAACAGGTGTCGCACTATTTATAGTAAAATAAGATGGTTCCATCGTAGCATTCGCTACTGCAGTAACACCAGATTGAGGTGCAGCAATTGAAATTGTTGGTGCTGCTCTGTATTGAGAACCAGATGCACTTACTTCAATAGAGGTTACACTTCCAAACCCACTTATTACAGCAATACCCTCTGCAGTTATACCACCTGGACCTGTGGGATCTGCTATGGTAACTACGGGAGGGTTTGTGTTTGTATATCCTGAACCTGCATTAGTCACAGATATACTTCTTACTTCATTGAATAATTCCCCTATGTAGAATGCCTGACCTGTAAAAGGTCTATGAGTTAGACTTCCAACAACCACTTGGTTGTCCTCTGCATTTGCTATCTGTGACAGTGCACCAGTTTCCCTTACAGTTCCTACTCCAGATGCTACTAAACCTCTCACACCGAACGATGCATTAGAGTTGTTTACATCACATTGTCCTCCTGATGTCGCTGTAATAGCTGCAACATTATTAATAGTAAAGAGGGATACTAATTGAGCATAACCATTATTACTGATAGTAATACCGATACCCCCTTGATTGTACTGAGTATATGAATCAACATTCATCGACTTCAACCCACCAATCACACTTCCATCTATTTTCATTCCAATTGAATTTGGAACAAAGTTTGTGCAATTTCTCACATATGGTGATTGTGTGATTATCCCTGCGATTCTTTTATGTGATCCAGCATCACCAACATTTATTGTAAATGTGTCATCGGTTGTTGCAGTTATAGCGGTAAAAATACCAGCAATAGGATCAGTTGATCTTGGATAGGGGTGTATGGTGGCATGTTTATCTTGATCACAAGTAAATGCTATGCTATTAGTAACAATACCCACTGTATCACTCACTGTCAAACCATGAGATGATTTTGTAATGACTGTTGTCCCTGTGAGTGGATCGTACGATACGAATGTGGGGGTTATTGATGCCCCAGTGTGCCAATTAGGTCCAACCTTGACAGCGTTTGTAGCACCATAACCAGCAACAAATTTATGTCTATTTGCTACCCCCTCTGGAGGAAATGCTATGATAGCACCCGTGTTTGCAGCACCAACAAATGAAAGGTTCTGTATCAGTGTACCATTATTGACATGAAATAGATCTTTACCCGTATTAGATGGTATAATCTGTGTGTTTCTCATGTCATCACCATCTATGGTGACATTTCTAGGTATGAATACTGGATTATTCTCTTGATATATCCCTGCTGATACTCTTATATTAGTTCCAGTCTGTGCCAAAGTGCAAGCAGCACCAATTGTTCTTTTTGCAGTCTTGAGAGTGAATCCATCATTATTATCATTTCCGTCCTCATTGACGTGAAGTATATTAGTAACACTGGCACCTGCACCGACCCATACCAATTCTCCTGTCTCACTTGCTGCTAGAATACTCTTAGCAATACCAACTTCACCTGTTGAGTCTAAAAATGTTCCACCAATCTGTACAAAACCATTAGCACTATCACCTGGTGCTCTTGCAACTTGTAAAAGATATTCAGGAAGTGTGGTGCCTATACCAACACGTTTATTAGTTGGGTCAAAAACAAAGTTATCAGCACCACCAAATTTACTGTTTGTTTTTTTAAATTGTAATGAATTAGTTGCGTCTGACGCATTTGTGAATATTTCTGCAGTGGTAGACCATGAAACACCTGATCCTGATCCAGTTGATATTATTACCTGTCCATCTGTCCCTGCACCTGAATTATTATCCTTGATCGCCCCACCAAAAAAAGCATCACTTGTCACATCCAACCCGTTCAGTGGTTGTGTGCTACCTATACCAACTTGACCTGCTGCTAATATGCCATCGAAATTAGCAGTTGTTGCCACGTCAAGACCAAACTTAGCATCAGTTTTACCGATACCAGTTTTATTTGTTTGAGCATCAACAACTAGAGCGTCTTCACCGACCTCCAGTCCTTTCTCGACAGCAAACTTCTTATTTACTGATGCCATTTACCAGTGCACTCCTAAGTATTTGTATTTATCAACTAATACGCATGATATAAGCGATAGCATAATATGGAGGTAGGTTAGCGTTAGTCACGCTTGATGAACCTGCAGGTGCTGCAGCAGTCAATGAAAGACTTCCACTCTGACCAATTTGGTCACCTGATGTAGAACCTGGTGTTGAATTATTTGCTGCAAAATCCTGAACACCCGTGCTGTCTAATATGTAACCACCTGCTGCATCAGCAAGAACAGCACCACTTGTTTGAGTAGAGTGTCTCACTGGGTGACCATGACTTCCACCCGTAGCAGTGTGAGTGTGTGTTGGCACAATAGCATCCGCACTACCACCCGTGGTATCAGCAGCATAGGCAGAACCACGACCAACAACAAATTTATCAATTAAATTTGGCGTACCATTAGTTCCATCACATAAGTTCCAGTTAGAGGGCACAGCAGCATTTGTACCTGACCACATGATAATACCACCAATAGGTATGGTACCATTACCAACAAAGTCACCAGCAGTGCAAGTTCCAGAGATGTTAGCATCATCTGTTGATGTCAATTGTTCTGCCTGAACTGTGCCTGATATGGTTGCAGTGCCTGCAGTCACAGTGCCAGTGGCTTGTACATTTGCAGTAGCAATAAGATTTACACCTTGAACATCTCCACCTGCTTGTATTTTATCGTCAGCAATGATATCATCAGTTGAATGAAAGTGCTCCGCAGTTGTAATACCAGTAACAGATAAGTGTCTACCAACAGTGGCATCGACACCAACCGAGGCATTATTATCAACATTAAGTGTGTGAGATGTTAATGTTGATCCAGCAAATGTAAGAGCAGAACTGTCTTGCAATTCACCACTTGCACCTATGGTAACAATACGACCCTGTGTCAGATCATCTACCTTCAAGCTTCCAACACTTGAGTTACCAGCAACTGTCAAATCTTCACCAGTGTCACATATAGTAACTCCAATCGCTACATTATCCACAGCATAGTGTTCTTTGCCATTTTCCACAGAGACAAGACCAAAACGTTGCCACTTCTCTGTGCCTGTCTCATTTGTTTGAACCCAACCAATGTATCCACCTCTGTTTACACTGGTAGCAAATAATATATTATCACCTGTTTGTGATGAGGGTGGTTCAGTTTCTTGAATACCTACAAATACCTGTTTACCTATTGATCCAGTTCTATTTCCTCTAAACTTGACATCAATCAAATCAGTATTTGCATTACTGTAAAAGTTTTGATTGATAGTCAAGTTATCAAATGACGCTGTTGTTGGCAACTGTGCGGTGGGTGCAGACACTGATGTGGTATCAAATTCATCAATGGTTGATACTTCCTCTCCAGTAAGGGCATCAATTTTCTTACGTCCTATAAAGAATTCACCCTTATCATTCATAGCAGTGTAAACTACTAATCCACCACGTGTTTGCTCTGATTGTGCTAATATTTGCTCATCATTATCAAGAACTCTATCTTGAACCTGAGGCATAGCAGTTGAATAGTTACCAGGTCCAAAACCAACATACTCAAAAGTATGTCCTGAAGCACGTATCAATGAATTTCTACGTGTCTCTACTGGTATGACCTTAATCTTAAGTGCTGCTACATTCTTGAGGTGTGATGTTGCATTAGTTCCTAACGCACCTCGTATAATCTTAGTTCTATTTTTATCTGTGATTCTTACTATTTCATTTTCTATTTGTAGGTAATCACCTCTTTTGAGCATGCTCCTATCTTTTAGGATAATTGAAGTAGAGGTAGATGTAAGTGCACTATTCAATTCAGTGGTAAATCCACCGTAAATAGGCATGGATTGATTGAATCCTTTTGCACTAATACCTGATCCATGTGCTACAGCAGACGCTCCTACAAAAGATGGTTGTGACGCTGTTTTTCCTATATTGATCTTCATTGAAGACCCATATCCAACTCTATCAGTGACAGTGTGTGTTCCATTATAAACAGAGTTTGCACCTGATATGACAATCTCATCACCTCTTCTTAGACCAATATCAGAACTCAAAGTGATTGTCGCAATACCACTCAATCTATCATGTAAGATATTAGTCACAGCAGTAGAGACACCAACATGATAGATAAATCCACCAGATGTGGAGAAATCATTGTCAGCTGAACCATTATACTCTAATTGTTTAGGGTCATCTACACCTGTGATTCTTTGTATTCCATTGTAGGCATCACTTCCAACTCCAATGACTTGGATCGCATCACCTGTAGAATCGTTTATAGTGCCCACTGTAAGAGCACAATCTGTAACAGATCCAGATGGTCTGAATGGTACGCCTTTTACTTGAAGCACATCACCAACTTCATATGCTGAACCATAATTGTTAATATCTACACCTGTGATTGTACCACTAGCACCAACAGTTACGTCAATCGTAGCACCTCTTCCACTTCCACCGACAAGTGGTATGTTGTAATAAAACTCAGCATTACCACTACTTGTACCATATCCAATACCACCTGTATTATTACTGAACCCTGTTATACCATTTAATCCATGCTCTACATTGGTGTCGAGAATAATATTTCCTGTGTCATGTGATCCTCCTGTAATACCTACACCAATATTTGATTCTTCAAAGAAACTGTGTACAAGTTCTTTTGTAATGCTATTTTTAGGATCATTTGTAATTACTTGTCCTATTTTTTCTCTAAGAGCGTGGGAAACTGCTGCATCTGGGTCAAAAGTAATATTATCTTTATCAACTCTTGGTCTAAGGTTATTAATGTTTTGAGCAAAAAAGTTTGCACTTGTTGAGAAAGGTGTAACGCCTGGTTGTGAGATATATCCTAAGACAGTCAGGTCATATATTCCATCTTGTATATCTTTCTTAAACTCCTGAACTTCCTCATTGTTGAATATTTGATATGTTTTATTATATTCTCGTTTTGTGAAGAATGGGGCAAATGTTCTTCCTGATCCTACAATAGATTGATCATGTCTGGTGTATGGAACATTAGCAGTTATTGTGCTTATTCCACCTGGATTTGTATTGATTCCAATATTAAAAATGGTATCACTGGTTGTGCCTGTAACCTCAAATATTCCATTGAAACCAGAATTATCCTCACCATTTTCATTATTACCACTCCTTACCCTACTTATTTCGACTATATTACCAACACTCAATCTATGTGGACTCTGTGATGTTATGATACCAGAGTTACTACCTGAATCCCAAGTAGCATCTACGATAGCATTATTAGTTCTAAGGTTCGATACTGAGGTTAAGTCTGTGTTATCATTTCTATAGAAAGTATCATCTATAAGTGTTGCTGATTCTTGTAATGAGAATCCATTAGTAGGTGCTGACGCTGTAGTGGAATCATCAGGCACAACAAATCTTATACGATATATCTTCTCTAGATCCTTTCTTGTATCAGGAGTTCTTACTATGAATGAGTTGTTTGTATCTACCGATACTACACCCTGATTGAGAACAATTGCTGCACGTAGTGAGTTAGCAGCACCCACATTGACATACCAACCATCAGTAGTATCATACTGTATTGGATGACCTGGTTCACCAGGTTCCTTGCCATCAACAGTAGAAACTATTCTTATCTTTCCACCTAAGTTGTTTAGACCAGTGAGATTACTGCCAGCTGTTGCATTATTGAATGTTGTAGCAATTTTTATTTTGTCATCATCTAATCCAGCAGTTATTGCAAAATAATCTCTGTCAGATTCTATATTGTCAGGTAAAGACCCATCATCTGAGTAAAATCTTATCTTTTCACCAGTATTAAATTTATGATCATCCTCTAAAGTTATGATATTACTGGTGATAGAGTTGATACCAGAATTACTACCAACAAATATTTCTTTCCTACCTGATGCCCACGTGTCAGTATCACTGAGAGGACCTGGCATCAAAATATCAGCACCATAAACAATATTTTGTATGGAACAGAATAACTTGTCTCCTACCTTATTTCCAATCGTAAATCCACTCGCTGTTTTGACAGGCACAGTGTCTTTTACTTTAAAACCAGACAAGAATAATTTAGTATCTGTAGAGACACCTATTGTTGCTTGAACATCCAAAGAAATCCAGTTTACATCCTCTTCTTTATTAAAAGTCTTTTTAGGTGGTATTATACTTGTGATATATGCCTTATCATCTTTGATGAAAGCCTGTGATTTGAATCCATCAGACTCAAGAGCAGTATGTCCAAAGTTTGAATTAGAGTTTGTAAGTGATATGTCACCACCAGACTCAGTAACAAACTGCTTCGCATAACCCACAGCAAAACAAGATACAATCTGTAGTACAGAGTCTCTTGTCACCTTGATGTGGAAGTTCTCATACTCTGGTTTATACAGTGCCAGACCATCAGTGTGTAGAGTGACTGACGTACCAAGAGTTGCTTGGTCTTGCCATGTACCTGAAGTTTTGTTATATTTTACAAACGCATTGTCATCTTTCTGTAATCCTATACCTGTGAACTGTGCACAGACCATAGATTTGAAACCAGTTGCCTTACTACCATCTGACAACATACCACACATTCCAAACACCGAACGTAAAGAACAGTTGAACACATATGGTGATGCAGAGGTAACACTATCACTCTCTACGATAACTATTGGAGCAAGACCTGTTAGTGATGGAGTAGCAGTGGATGGGGGAGCGACTGGAACTGTGTAAGTAAATGATGTGGTGCTTAGAACCTGTGCAACCACATGACTACCATCATAATCACTATTGCTGACACCATTGATGATGATTGGTGTCTCAACATTGAGGTTATGTTCCGTCTTTGTGATTACAGTAACCACTGTGGTTGCAGTAGCAGACGACGCATCTGTACCAGAGAATATGTCCTGTATCTCAAGATCACCTAGTCTAGATATAGCACCAACAATTCTTGACTCATCAATAGTTTTTTGAAAGTCTAAATTAGCAGGGTAATTTGGTAGAGGTCTACCACTATTAGTTCCATAAGCAAGTGTCAACTTAGCATAGTACATGTCTAAGTCGGTATTTCCTTTACCCTCGACTATATTATTACCATCAGCATATTCAAAGCAAGTGAGTTTATGGTGTGAAAAATTCGGAGCAAATACATTATTTGTATAATCCTTGAACACTCTATCTGCAGGGTCACCATCAAATAAACTAAAATTAAAGAAGAAACAACCACCAGTCACTCTGAAAATTGCAGTTCTTTCAATATTATTGTTATCTGGTTGTGGTATGAATTTTGGTCTTATCTTTGTTTTTCTTAGATCTTGACCTATAATTGAGGTACCTCTAGGTAGTATTATACCACCATGTATAGAGTTGAAGTGATATAATACATTATCTGGGTCTTGTATATCAAACTTTGTTCCAATGGATAATTGACTAATTGATGCTGCTGTGCCATTTACATCAGTAACATTACCACTATTATCAATAACAAAACCTGGTCTATTATCAATAAAGTGTGTGCCTGGTGACACTAATATTGTGGTCTTATCAAACTTATCGTTATCTTTCCCTAACTGATATGAGAATCTTGCAGACTCTATCAGTGCTCTCTGTATAGTTTTGAACGGACGAGTTCTGGAATTACCAGTATTACTAACGTCATCTGTTGCATCAAGTTCCTCAGGATTGACGTATATTACGTTACCCTGTACATTTTTTAGAAAATTTTCAAGTCTACTAAGTGGCATTACCTACCTTCTGACACCATTCCTTCAACTTATTTATACCCTACCAGATTCCTTAGAATCCTTTCTTCTCATTACGTCTCTTATGTTGGGGATTCTTTATACTATGTGGGACATCCCAAACCAAAGAAACTCTGTCCACCTCACCAATATTCACAGCACCATGTGGTATTTTATTATGAAACCAAAAGAATGTGCCAGGTTCTACAATCATAACCTCATTACCTACTGTATATTCATATGTTCCAGCAAGTGATAAATGATATCTATCTTTGTCAAGATAATAAGTTCCCCTATCAATATGTGTATTGACTCTATTACCAGGTTGGAGTCTAAAAAATGCTGCTCTCCCCGTCTCTTTTATATTATATTTTTTCCAAAATTTTCTCACAGAAGTGAACTTATCATACATTTGAGTTTTGATTTGTCTGTCAACATTATGTGGATCTTCACCTCTCTGTGCTTTTGCCATGACGAGTGGTAAAAAACCATAGGGATTTTTATCACCTGCGATTCCTTTTTGTCTGGCAACCCAATTCCAATCCTCTTCAGTGATTTGATCTAAAAATGGTTTTGTGTCAATGCCTGTTTTAATAATCTTGATGTTTTTGTACATAATCAAATTCGTGGTATTCTTTGCACTAATGGCACTATGTCTGACTCAACTTTTTCTACTATCTGATCTATAATGTTTATATCTATATCCATAAAAGGTGGAGTGATACCTAGTAATCTCAATAATCCATCAACAAACAAAGCTAGTGTGGTAAACCCAAGTATCATACTAATTATAGTAGCGTCACGATTATGCTTTGCCATTGATTCTTCATCTATGCGTCTTGCTTCATCCACAGCATCTTTGATAAGTTTATCAACTTCATTTTTTGTATAAAATTGACCTACAACAGGCACGTCGTGAAATTTTATATCTGATAAAGGTAATTTTACTTTAGACATAGACCACCTTGATTGTGTCATCGATCTCCTCTGCTACTTTAGCGACTTCAAGAACTCTCATGAATTGATCAACACTATCACACTCTATTTTTTTGATGTCTGCATCAGAACCATAGATTCTGAACCATCTACCAGACAGAGAGATTTCTAGGCGGTCAACGTATTGATCGGTAAACATAGTATTAGAAGTTTTATTTAGTATAGCACAGCGAGACTCAAAGTCAAATAATAAACGGATCAAGACGGTGTTGGGATATATTCACCCCAAGTAACTGGTGTGCGACCAAAAGTTTTAGAAAAATCACCATAAACATGATTCATACGCTCTAAACAATACTCATAAGTAAATTTATCCATTTCAACTTTATCAGAATTCCATTGATCTTCTAATAAAATATAATGAGGTGCCTTTGTTCCTCTTTCTGGATAATATGCATTTTCATGTAATCTAGTTATATTAAAATTAAGAAAATCAGACAAATCTTTTACTCTGCTTGGATCAGACCAAAGTTCTTCCATCACTATCATATGAACTTTATCTTCACCAAAAACATTACTAAATTTACGATAAATTTCTGAATAATATACGTTAATTTCCATTTGACCTTGAACACAATATTTTATACATTGTATTGGATCTCTTAATTGAGCAATATCTTCATTGTCAACAAATGGATTATGATTCAAAGAGGAAAATAATCTACGAATTGGATCCCTAAAAATCATGGTTATTTTTATGTCAAAAAAATCACCAATTTTATTTTTCATATCATATAAAAATTTCTCAGTCAAACAAACATTTAGATTACAAAAATCAGCGACTGCTTGATATTCATCTTTTACATGTTCCCAAAGACTCATATAATATTTGGTATATGTGTCAAGTGATCTAACACCCTCTAGTATCTTCCAATTATGTTTGTCAACTGTTTGAGGTGGTTTAAAAATTGGATTATCAGGTCTAAGAGATATGTTAGTATTCTCTTGTAAATTATACAGATACCAATTTTCTTTACATAATCCAGTATGTGCGTAATTGTGATCTACAGATAAAGTATAATGTAAGGGTGATGTTGCACTCCATGCAGTGCCAACATTCAACAATAATGTAGGTTTAGGCATCAAATGTCAGTTGTACGGTATTGTGCATCATCATCATCCTCTTGTTCTTGATCATTCACTATTTTGTCACCAACATATAAATCGTTATCATCTCCTTTTACTCCCTCTACGACAACTTTATCCACATCAATTCTCTCTGCATGCACCTGATAGTATGCATCAATCTTACCACCTGCTTGATTTCTTATGTAAACTCTTTTACCATACTCTATCCTATCTACGAATAATTCTTGAAATGCACCTATTGGTGTAAGTGTGACTGTGATTGACTCTTTATCAACAAAATTCTGCCAATAGTCTGGTAATTCTATAATACCATCTACAGACACTCTACCACGCACATATATTGCATGTTCAGGTCCTTCCAAACATCCATGCTGAAGATAATGACCGTCTATATTGGGGTGATTTACTCGGAATAATTTTCTGATTCCTACAATTGAACTTGTCCATGAAGCTTTACCATTGACATGTAGTGTACCGTTTATAACTACATTTCCCGTATTAACAGTGTTACCAATAACATTTACAGCAAGTGGACTTTTACCAAGCACATGCACATCACCCTCCACATCAATAGCACATGTTGGGATTTTTGGAACAAAAGGTGGTAACCCTCCAATACCAGGTGCTGCCACATTCAAAATACCTTTTGCCAGTGGTGTATGAGCACCCATGAACGTAGGTCCACATACATCAAGAGTTCCGTCAAATGGTCTGTCACCTTTTAGTGTCAGGAAAGACGCATCAGTTTTCGGAAGTTCAGGTCCAATATAAATTTTATGTGAATCAATATCAGGAATCGCTGCCATAATTACAAATTAATAAGAAGTTTCTTTATATATGCCTTCCACGCTATTGGATCTAATTTACTTACCGATTCACTTATCCTTATAGTCTGACATGAAATAACATTCCAACCTCTTGAGACTATCAACATTTTATCTTTAGCATCATGAGTTATATTTCCACCAACGACCATAAAATCTTTTTTAGTTTCAAATCTTATGTCAGCAGCAGCATTTACATTGATACCCACACCTTCAGCAGTATATGACTCCATTATAATTTTATCTGCCTGTAACCTCAATATTTTTCCAGCATTTATTGTAATATTTCCTTCAGCATCAATCATTAGAGGTGAATTTGGGCAAGTACAACTTATACTTGAACCTGCTTTTTTATTTTCCTCTCCCCCAGTTTTAGCACCCTTTGATTTGCTACCTTGTAATTGAAAACCACCATCTGTAAATAATCTGAGTGTGCAATCACCATGTGAGGCATTCAACCTTACATCTGCAGGTCTAAGAACATCTTTTTTCTCATTACCCAAGACCACACGACCAGCTTCATTATGCTGAATAATAATCGGGGGAACAATAGTTTTTTTTCTTGATTCAGACATTAATAAAATCTAGGACAACTAATGATAGTAATAATTTGTGCATCAGGAACAATTGGATCAGAATACACTTCACGTTTTACAAATCTTACTATTGGATTTACCCTTGCACCCACACCAGTTTCTGACTCAACCACAAGTGGAGGTATGGTGGATAAACCTTGATCTATTTTACCACTGGCACCAATTATTCTACCATTTTCAATGATAGGTGTCAAAATTTGACCACTATCACTAACTATTGTATCACCTTCTTTGTAACCTGCACCAGTTGACACCACATCTACACCAACTACCTCACCTATAACTTCAAATCCCTCAGTATCAGAAATTCCATCACCTGACAGATAATTGGATCCACCATTTGTGATGATTATATTGACAACTTTTTCATCCTCTACAATAGCAGTTGCAGTAGCTCCCCTTCCTATATCACAATCATCGACTATGGATACGAATGGAGGTTCGGTGTATCCTAAACCTGTGTCTTGCATTCTTACACCTATCACCTCACCGATCTCATTTACAACTGCATCTGCTGCTGCACCCAATCCACCTCCACCAAAAATTACTACTCTAGGTGGAAAACACTTTTTAGATCCAGTGCTACACCCATCCACAAGACCAGCTAAAGGTGATCCTCCACTCGGTGATCCAATAGTTGTACCTATACCCACATTTGGAAATGTCATGTTTACTAAATCATCAGCGATATTTTTTACTGTGCTTAGTTTTGATACTTTATCTAATATACTATCTAATTTTACAACATTTTTTGGTGTAGGACCTACGTTTATCATAAAATCCTCTTTAGGAGGACATTTCGGATTTGTGCAAGAAAATAATGCAATACCAGCATTTAATTTACCCAGTGCTCCTGATAACATGCTTGATACATTAGGCATTGCTGCACCAGTTATACCACTTAGACCACCTAAAATAGGTCCTATTGCAGATTGTATGTTAGACATCACGCCAGAAATCAACCCACCTAAAAATTGTTCTGCAGCACAGAGTGGGACATTTATCAATTTTCCAAGCAATTCTTTGAGGAATTTTCCAACAAAACTCTTGAGTCCATTCAATATATTCTCCATAGCACACAAGAAACCCTCTTTCAATTCATTTGCTGCTATACTTTCAGCTAAAAAAGTAGGAGATAAAAAGTTTAATCTTTTATCAATTATTTTATTAATTTTTTCAAACGCCTCATATCTTACACCTCTTATCACACCCGACATTGCACCAGATATTTCAGTTGATGCCTTATCAATTAGATCATCTATGTCTACTGTCTTTCCAAGCATAGGATCAATGTACCCACCTGAAAATTTCTCAAGTTTACTTATTATATCAAATAAATTTTTCATTGTCTTTGTAACTTTACCCATCTTTTCCTTGTCATCCTCACATTCACCAGATGATAAAGTTATCTCTCTTCTTTGATTGTCTAATTCTTTTTGAATAGTTTTTACTAATTTTTTCTTATCATTCGTTGCATATCCACTACTATTAGAGACATTCCCACTTGTTTTTACTACTTCTCCAAATGCTATGGCAGTTGCATCTGCATTGTTGATAAGTGTGTCTGCAGATAAAGCACCGAAACCAGTTGTCCCTTTTTTAAGTGCTTCTTTATATGAAACTATGTCATTGATATTGTAGTTTGCATAAAATGCACCTATTACTACTGGTTGTTGTGCTTCTTCTCCGTCAAGAAAAAACCCAATAACCATCTCACCACCCTGTAAAGCAAACGATGTGCCCGTATTATTATTACCTGCACCGAATTGAGGTGCAACTAAAAAGTGTGCCCATGGTAAATTTTCATCAGAAATACCCCCCTCTTTCTCATTTTCATGAGGGTGGTATCCCAATATTCTTATCTTTGCTCTGAAACCATTCTCAAAGTTTTGATCATTTCCAAAATCATTTTCAGTTCTCCACACGCTATCGGGAGCAACTTGTGCTATGAACCATTGAAAACCATCTTTACCAATGAATGATATATCAGTGTGTCTTGTTTCAAGCATTAGTCGTCATACATCAAGCACTCAGGTTCGTCTGGATGCATATCACAAAATAATTCTAAAGCATTTGGATCATGATGATCACCTGCTTCAATTTCGTCATGATGATGATCAACATACTCTTCAAGTTCATGTAACTCGTCAAGTGTGTGTCTCCTCATTGGTTCTGAGGTTTTTGGATCAGCAAGAAGTTCTTTGTCGTGCTGAATGTGATCTTCGATTGTTTTCATTTTACTCGTGTATGGTAAATGAATCTCTTACGAGAGTGAGTCCAGTAAAATCCCCATCTGGATTACCTAATTCATGAGATAATCTTGCAATCATGTAAATGCCACTTTCAGGTGAGTTTTTTGCTATACTCCTGTCAGTATTTAGGTTAGGAAATTTGAGGTTTATTAATCTTCCTACTCTAAGTGAAAGATTCATTGGTATTGTAATATCAAGCGACTGTGAGAATAAAGAGGAGTATCTAGCAGCAGATTGTGCTTGAAGTCTTGCTTGATCTTGAGGTGCGTCTGTGCCTGTCCCACCTGCACTTACTGATGTTGTGCCAGTATCTATTACACCCAAAATAATTCTAGAGGGTGGGTTTTTATACTTCAGTGGAGTTACATCCTCATCATTCGCTTTTTCAACATTCTGATTATACTTAAAATTATTAAATTCTACATCTCTTGTAATAAGATTGAAATACCAATTATTTGAACTGTATGAACCCAATCTAAGTTTCTTTATAATATCATGACTTTCTCTAAAACTAGGGTCACTTGCTAACATAAAATTATTTTTTGGATCTAAACCAGATTTGAAAGGAGTCATCTCATACGTAAATACTTCATAATCCTCTGATTTTTGTTTAGGGTTTTTATGTGGTACTTGTTGATTGAATATTTTATCAATACTTCTAAAATTATATCCATCAAGTGTTTCATAAAATAAAAATCCAGCAGAACCTGTTGTCGCTGATCCTATACCTACAGTTTCAGGTATTGATTTACGACATAAATCTGCGATGCATTTGAAAGGTCTTCTATAATTACCAAAAAACCTACACTCATTTGTAGATTTATCAAATTCAAATAATTTTTTATCAATAATTTCTAATATTTTTTCTACAGATTGATGAATTTGATTATCATACCTTTTTGTAACTCTTGTAGTATGATTAGAAAGAGCACCATCCCTTTCACATGTGAGTGTGTATATTTCTTTTTTACTGTTTATCGTGTGTCCTGTAATGTTTGTTATAACTAAATCCAATTCAACCTCTCCCTTTTGACTTGGATGCTCATATCTTAATTTCACACCTGATCCACTTCTAACAGGTAATTTATTAATAATACCCATTGCGTCCAATACACTTATGTCAACGTGTATTGACGGATCTAAAATATCCTCATAATACTTGACATATGATAATTGGGCTCCTAACTCTAAAAAATCTCCACCCCTATCATCAGGAAATACTTTGAATTCCTTTATAACATGACCTTTTGTCCAAATTTTGTTTTTGTTCATGCCGTTAGTGTAAGATCAAACATTAAGTTTGCAGCAACTGCGTCAAATGGGTTTGTCATTACTATCGTGCCACCACCATCTACATTTATAACAGGTGGAGGAGTGGTTTGTTGATTATCATTTTTATTGCCACCCAATAAGAATATGTTACCCGTAGATGCTTGAGCAATATTGGTGCTATCTTGTGGTTCTATATTTTGACTCAATAAATCAGATGACAACGGAGATTTTTTCAATCTTGGTATAATTTTCAATAATTCATCAAGAGATTTCGTTTCATCTTTTGTAAAATCAGGTGTAATTTTAGTATTCTTACCCCCACTCATTCGTTTTAATCTTTTTTCAATCACTCTTAAGAGTTTATCTGCTGTTTCCATTTGTTTTGGAGATAGTAATCCTTTTTCTTTGAATCCTTGTATTACATCAAAAACCATATCTGTATTTTTCTTGATTGCTTGCAAAGATGTGCCCTCTAAACCTTCTTGATCTTTTATAAATTTTCTCAATAATTTAACTGAACCCTGTATATCTGATTTTTGTCTGAATAATTTACCAAAATCCTTGAATAATGCTTCAGCATCTTCAGATTTTTGTGCCTTTTTATTTAATTCTTTTATCTGTTCAATAATTTTTTTGAAATCTACTCTCTCTTTTATTATGTTAGTTGTCTTTTTAATTTTTGCTGGTGCTCCTTTCTGACCAGGTATTACAGTGCCTCTTTTAGTCAAAAAGGGAGACTTACTTATTCTTTCAATTAATTTTTGTTTTGAGATATCTTTTTTCAGTATTGATAGTTGTTTTTCGAGTGGTAATTTTTGAAATGATATTGGTTTTTTCTTCACCAATACAAGTATTTTTTGATAGGTTTTTGCATTAATATTACCTTTTCTAAATTGAAATGCTGCAAGTGCTATCAAACCTGAAGCAGCAAGCACTCTTGCTGTTTTTTTGACAGCAGGTCTTTGGAAAAATGGCACTGGTGGTCGAGGTCTACGTCTTCGTGCACCCACAACCTCTTCATCATCGTCACGTCGTAAAACTAATAAGGGTGCTGCATCTTCAAATTTATCCAGTGCTTTGTCAAAATCATCTAATGCTTCTGAAAACAATGTTTTTTGGGATCTTAATAAAACTCTTTCCTCCTCGAATTGTCTACGTCTATTGGCACCTGTAAACAAATCTGCTATTCTACCACCCGCTAAACTTCCTATAATTGCTCCACCTGCACCACCTACGATGGTGCCCACAGGTCCTGCGAAAGACCCAAAAAAAGCACCTGCTTTAGCACCTGCAAGCGAACCTGCTAAACCACCTGCAGCACCCACACCTGCCTGCACATTTGATTGACCCTCTGCACGTCTACCTACAAAATCAAGTCCAGTTCCCACTGCAGCAAGAGGTCTTGCAAATCTACCAAATCTACCAACCCTAGATAAATTAGATGTGCCTTTTTGCATTCTTAGAAGTTGACTTGGAGACTTTGGTGTTCTTCTCAATCCCCTTCTAAGTAAACCCCCTCCACCACCGAGACCAAGTAATCCAAGTGCACCGCCTAATACGCCTCCTTTTTGTGTCCCTTTATCTCTTGACTCTAAGTTTTTTAGTGTACGACCTCTTTCTTCTACGATTTTTCTTTTAAGAACAAGAGATCTTTTTTCTAAATTTCTTTCAATTCTATTACTTTCTAATAAACTTCTACTTAAAAAGATTGATGATCTTGATAAAGCACCAGAAATATTTCTAATTTTTTGTTCTATCATGCTAATCCCATCCCTGCTCCTAATGCGTTAGCACTTACAAATTTATCAATAGCACCACCACTACTTGTAAATTTAGTTCCCACGCTTACAAATGTTGGAGTCGCAGTCAAAGCTGAGAATCCTGAAGAATTAGATTGTGAATCTTCTTGACTTAAATCGACTATCATATCATTTACTCCTTGCTCACTTGCATTTCGATCATTTTCATTTTTTGTAAAATTATTATTAATGAAATCAAAACTTAAATTACCCAAATTTGAAAAATTATTGATAAAATTTGAACCTATATCACCAAATGCCACATTTTGTGATTGATTATTATTCATAATAAATTCACTTCCACTAAATGAATTGTCAATCATTGAGAGATCATCATTTTCTGTTTTATTTTTATTAAACATATTAAAGAACTTATCAATAAACTTTCTTGTTTCAAACCCTGCTCTTACATCAAATGGCATTTCATCTATTTTTCTTACCTCACCAGTTGCAGTATTTTCTGCAAAATCAGACGGATTTAAATCAGGATTATTAATTACTTCATCTCTAGTGAGCACATCTCCTTCATTGTTTTTGTCATCTTCATCTAATTCATCTGTAATATCTTCATCAATGACACCTTTACCCTTTCTTTTTCTTTCTAAAGAGATATTGGATAATATACTATCAAATCGTGCTATTACTACCCTAAATCTATCAACATCAGGTTTGTTTATTGTTTCTGCACCTCTGATAGTTCTAGTAGCACTTAATTGTCTTCTTCTATCGGCAGTTTGATTAGAGTTTATGAGACCAGGTAATATCAATGATGCAGCGAGTGCAGCAGTGATGAGCAGAGGATTTCTAAGTTTTGATGCACCTGCAACTCTTGTACCCAAGGTGCCTGCACCTGCACCTCTACCTAAAAGACCACTTTTTACAAGTCTTGTTGTAACAACTGTAGATATAACACCAAGAATCTCAGGTGTAAGCAATGCAGCAGCACCTCCGATACCTGCAGCACCCTCACCTATATTTCCTTGTAATATTTGAGATATACCTACTGCACCAAGTGCCCCTGCTGCTAACTGTCTTCCCAAACCGCTATTTACATTTTGAAGATTTCTCGAATCCTTTTCTAAAATTTTCTTCTCTTCTGCATAATATCTTTTTTTAGCTGCAATATCTTGTCTTATCAAATCCTCCATTGTATCCATACTGCTATTCACTGTCTGGAATTGACTTAAGATTCTACCAAACATCCTCCGTTGAGGTCTTTCTATCTCTACTACATCCTCTTCAACCTTAGATAACCTTTCAAATATGGTATTTACCCTACGATTGATGGCAATCATGGGTGTCAATGATTCTACTCGTCTACCAGGTGTTTGCATTAGCTGCTTGTTTTTGCTGTGCTTCTAACTTTTGTTTCTCAAGGTATTTCACCAAGTAATTCACATAAACATCTCTTTCCCATGGCATCATTGCCTCTATATCACTTAGTGACCACTTATGATGTTGCATAAGTGAGAAATTAGTTTCCAACATTGCATCAATGCTGGTGTGATATAGCATTATACGAAAAAACTTGACAAACCCTCAATTACAACTTCAGAATCTTTTTTAGTTTTGGGGTTGTGCACACTCCCTTTGTATTGTAATTTAGGCATAGTTGCAAAGAATTCTTCAATAAGTGAAAATTGTTTAGAATTCAATTGCTCAACAAATTTTGTCAACTCTTTTTTTGTACAATCACCTGCTGACCACGCTTCATCAATAGTAAAAATCGTGTCTATACAATCAATTACAGTATCAAATGCCTTATCAATTCTTTCATCACTTTCAAGGGCGGTGCCTGTAAAATTATTATCCAAAAATTGTTGCATTGATGGATACTTCATCTTAATTGTGATATCATCATTAATTTTGATCATGTCAGTGTGACCATCAGGTACATCTAAATTGATCTCAGACAATTGAATGGTAAGAGGAACTTTAGTTTCATTGTCATCTTGACATGTTACTAAAAGATCTACAGACTCACCAATTGATTTACCTCTTATATTCAAAAACAAATACTCTAATTCAAAACTAGGAAGTTTTTCAACATCAACACCACGTGTAACTATACAGGATTTCAATACACTTTTTAGTGTGGCACTGATATTTGCATCATTTCCACTCTCAAGAGCAATAAGTAAAACTTTTTCCTCTTTTACAAGAAAAGGTCTATATTTTACTTTTTTACCTGTAATAAGTTGCAATTCAAATGTAGGTGCAACGACCTTGGGTAAAGGCATAATATTATTATTCAGTGACTTTATTTAGTATAGCACAAATCGTTTTAGAAACCTTGCCTTACAAATTCATTTTGAGTGTCAAGAATTTGCTCTCTGGTGAATGGTTCTGATTTTCGTAATTTTTTCTTTGATAATTTTTTATTCTTTTTGGTTTTTATATTCTTATTACTACTTTGACTTTCATTTTCTTTTACTTTTGCATCTGGATTTCTTACATTTTCTGGCGTTGCATCTGATTCTGCATAGACTGCACCTTTTCTTGCTGCTCTTTGAGTGAAATATTGCTCATAATTGAAAGTTATGGTGGTTTTTATGAGCTCTGCTCTTCCATATGCTAATGGTGCAGCAACTATGCTAGTGGGGAAGGCATTCATGATATGATATGTAATAGCACTAGGTAGTTGTAAATTAAATCTGCTAGTTTTATTCAATTTATTAAAATCATCAGTTGTATCTTTACTAAAAGCGGTTATCTCTATATTACACTTATATGTCTTTGGATACTGCATTCTCCTAAATGCTGCACCTGCTGAATGATTTATTCTTTCTTCTGTGCTCGTACCAAAAGTGCCATCATCAATTCTAGTTGGTGATATAAATTCCATCCAAGCGTTGAATACTTCGTTTGTGTAGTAATCAGTTTGTGAATAAAATGTAAGTATGACATCAGGAAATCTTCTAAATGTGGCATAGTTTTGTGACAAACCCTGTCTAAGACCATCTACTTTACCTGATTGTATGTCTGAACCTGGTAATACTGCCTCAGAGCAAAATAGTGCAAGATACTCGCCAGGATTGAACGTGCCACCATTTTGATCAAAAAAACCATGTTGGTTTATAAATTGCCTTAGTCTGTCGTTTCCAGCAAAATTTATCAATACATCGTAATTATTATTCAACGCAGGTGTGATATTACCAAACTTTGTCGTTGGATCAGTTAGATTTACTGTTGGTAAGTAAAATCTACCAGATCTAAACGCATCTGCCCTCTGTGCCATCTAAATATAGTATGATTACATACTATGTATGTCATATAAAGGGAAATACAGACCTAAAAACCGTCAAAAGTATAAAGGCGACGTGGGAGAAGTCGTATATAGGTCACTGTGGGAATTGAAATTCATGAAATACTGTGACACCAATAATAAAATATTGAAGTGGTCATCTGAAGAAATAATAATACCTTACAAATCACCTGTTGACAATAGAGTGCATAGGTATTTTCCCGATTTTTATGTCAAGTACAAGGATGTTAAAGGAAAGATAAGAGAAAAAGTTGTTGAAATTAAACCTGCAAAACAAGTCAAAGAACCAAAGATGCAAAAAAGAAGAACAAAAAAATATGTGTCAGAGGTTTACACTTATGCTACAAATCAAGCAAAGTGGGCAGCAGCAGAAAATTTCTGCAAGGATAGAAGGTGGGAATTTCAGATATTGACGGAGAAAGAACTTGGAATATAAAAGTATATTTCCTACATCCGTTGTCGTAGGTCAACCTATTATAGGAGAAGTCATGTTATATCAATACTCTGCAAAATATGCTCAACAATTACCTTTCTATGACAGAAATCCTATGACATATATTGTGGCGATGGAAGGTAATGCTTTTTATGGTGTGAATTTACACTACACCAAACCAATGAACAGATCTGGTGTTTTAGATTATATTATAGGTGATAATGATTTTACTAAGTTAGACGGATATAATAAATACCTAAGATCTTATGTTCAAAGCATGTTTTTACATCTAAAAGGAGAAGATTTAGATAAAGCATTGAGCATGCGTCTAGAAAAGTTTGTCACTGATCTGGGAAGTATAGAAATTCGACGTACAAATCAACAGATTAGGAGATTATCGAGATGAGTAAGAAAAAAAATACACCTATATCGATACTCGGTAAGAACAAACCTCTCACAAAAGTAATATACTATCAGATTGGGGGGGTTAGTTATAGGGAGACCATAAGTCTTGATAAAGCAAATGGTACTTTTGGTAAATCACTTATGATTGAAGAGAAATTCTTCCCTATGAATAGAGCAATGGCAACTGCAGATTGGAGATCAGTGAACAATGAAGAAAAACTTAAAAAAATTCAGGACAATGAAGATAGAGCAAATGCATATGGTGGATACTTAGTAAGTTTACAGGGTATAGATGGTTTAGAAGAGGCACTTGATAAATCAGATATGGATCAATTCATAGATTCTTTCGCAGATGGGGAAACGTGGAAAAATATTCCATTACCTAATGCAAAAAGTAAAACACAAGATCCTAAAGAGGGTGCTACAACTACAAAAATAGAACCCTCAGATATATTTGGTGATTACAAAGATATATTTAAAAAACATATGAAGTATCCAAGAGATATGTTTATTGGTAGAGGGTTTGGTTTTGATGAATCTGGTTTAAGTAGGGGAACACCTACTATTGGAGGTGGTGAAGGATCACAAGATTATGTGTTTATTGAACAATTCATATACAAAGCACCTCAAGCGGTTACAAACACAAAAACAGACGCAACATTTGAAACTGGTGGTCGCACAAGAACACCTAATTTAGTGACTGGTGGTTTAGGGAGAAGAACTAATTTGGGAGATCCGATGGGCAGTTGTATATTACCAATACCAAATAAATTATCAGTTAGTCAGGGTGTCAATTGGGGTGAAGGTAGAGCAAATGCAGTTCAATTATCGGCATTTCAAGGTGTAAATAATGTTTTGTCAGATACCTTTAAGGAAAAAGGTGCTAATTTAGTAAAACTTTTGGGAGCTGGTCTAAATGAAGGAAGGGAAACTTTTAATGCTTTGAGAAAAGATATTAATGAAGCAGGGGAAGGAGGAGGTGCACGTGCATCTACAGTGTTAAACGCAGTGGTCGCACGTTCAATTCTGAGTAGGATTGGTATAAATGTTGATGTTGATCAATTTATCACAAGAGAAACAGGTGCTGCAATAAACCCAAATTTAGAACTTTTATTTGGAGGACCTCAACTAAGAACTTTTTCATTTGTTTTTAATTTTGCACCCAATGATCAAGATGAAGCGAAAACGGTAAGAATGATTCAAAGATGGTTCAGACAGGGTATGTTGGCACAAAAAACTACAGCAGGTGTTGGGGGAGGATCGTTATTTCTTGGATCACCTAATATTTTTAGAGTTTGTTATAAAAATAATAATAGAAGAATCAAGGGTTTAAACACTTTTAAGATTTGTGCGGTTACGTCAGTCGAAATTGATTTTACTCCCGACAATGTTTATCAATCATATGATGATATTGACGCAATATCACAACCTGTAAGATCTTCTATGGCAGTTACATTTAATGAGTTGACACCAATATTTGCTAATGATTACAATTTAGATGAAGATGAACAGGGTAACCTTGACCCCTCACTCTCTGATTTAGGATTCAATATTAGTGGTGAAAATAAAATTACGGAGGATGATTTAGGATTCTAATGAATTATTTCGATTTATTTCCAGATGTAGAATTACCATCTTTCTCCGATAAGAGGACTTCTAGTTTAGATTTTATAAGACTTAAAAATCTATTTAAGAGAGGTAAAGTAAGAGATGACATTTATGGTAATGTCACTGCTTTTGCAAAATATTTGGTGCTTGATGGTGAGAGACCTGATACTGTTGCTAGAAAATTATATGATGATGAAAATTTAGATTGGGTAATTTTATTATCAAACAATATTATCAATGTTCAAGATGAGTGGCCAATGGGTCAATATGATTTTCAGAGATATTTGGATAATAAGTATAGTAGAGATCAACTTGGCGAAATTCATCATTATGAAACAAATGAAATTCGTAATCTAAATGGTATCTTATTACTTCAAGAAGGATTAGTCGTAGATGCAGATTATACTTTTAAGTATAGTGAAAATGATGGCACCATTAAAACTGTGAATAGTGTAAAATCAATTTCAAACATACAATATGAAATTGACAAAAATGATGCAAAAAGATCAATAAACACATTGAGAAAAAAATATCTTGGAATTATCATTGACGATATGAAGGAAATAATGACTTATACAGATAGTTCACAATTTATCAACCGAAAGTTGAAAAAGGGTGATAATCTTAGAATCGCAGAACCTAGATAAAAACCTTAAGGGCGATTTTTTGGCGGAGTTTTTTTTCCGCTTTTTTTGAAACTAAAAGTCATTTTTGCTACAGGTAATGCACACCGATGTGATATGCAATTGATACTCTATCTTCCAGTGACCTGTTCACATCTACGTAGTGTATGAGGTTGCTGTTGAAAAATACTCCTCTATTAGTTTGTGGTGTGAAATACATGGCATTATAGTCTTTCTTTGTTATAGTGCATGTATTCATGAACTTATTTGGATATGGATTCATTACAATCAAATCACCTGAGTTCTCATTCGCTTTTAACCAAAAAGCACCACTAAATTCACCAACAGTATGATGATGCATTGTGTTTGATGCACCAAAGGGATTGATGTTACAAAATAATTTGTTGAAGTTGACCCAATAAGGTTCCTCTATTTGATAGTGCTTGATATATTTTCTAAACTCTCTTAAAATTACATGTTTGATAGGATGATCTATATCTTTTTGCCAACCACCCATATTTGAGTTACCATCTGACTCAGGACAGGTTTTTTGTAAATCATATACGTAAGATAAACAAGAGTCTACGACAGATTGATCTCCATCGTAGACTCCTATTGTCTCTTCAAATGAGACGTATTGCATTACTCTTCTGCTAGACGTTGAAAGTATGATAGTGCATCGTCATCAGTGGTTGCGTTAGCAGTCACTGGTTCTGGTGGTGCAGTTACTATCTCCTCCTCTTCAGTTGCAACCTCTGGTGCTACTGGTGGACGTGACGTATTCAACACAGAGTTCAATCTCTTCTCAAGATCTCCATATGATTTGAACTGATCAGCAGCAGTAAACTCTTCTAAAGAGTATTGCTTCTTCCAGATCGCCTCAAGAGCGTCATCATCATCTAGGAGTGCACTGGTAGCAGAGAACTCAGATGAATCGTAATTACGATAACCTGCAACATTCTTTGCCTTCAACTTGAAGTTAGCACCCTTCCAAAAATCGAACGGATCGATTGCTTCTTCATCCTCGAACTCAGGTTGCATTGCTGCTGTGAGTTTGTCAAAGATTTTCTTACCAAACTTGTATAGAAAT